ACACAGCACTACATCTTTTGATTATTTAGGTAATTGGTGGTCGCACGTTGGCAGTGATCAACACTGTGAGTCTGCGGATGCAGGTAATCACATTATGATGCAGTACATTGGGATTGAAGATAGTAACGGGGTAGATATTTACGAGGGCGATGTGGTTGTATTGAATTCTAAACATACTGATAAGGATTCTACGCATCAAGTTGTTTGGGGTGAAAATTCTTATCCTGCATTCCACCTTAAACCCGAAATTTGTGGCGAGATAAATTGCTTTTCTCTTGCGTTTAATGACGGGTACACTGTTGAGGTCATTGGCAATATCTACGAGAATCCTGAATTAATAAAAAGTGGAGAATAAGAGAAATGAGTAAAACGCCTAAATTTAGAGTCTTTGACGGTAAAAAGATTATTAATGATATTGACTTGAATTTCACTTGTGATGGTGACTGGTGTGCTATGGATGGGTATATGCCTATAACGTCCAGTTATTCTGATGGGATTTTAATGCAATACGCAGAACTTAAAGACAGTATCAATACTGAAATCTATAGTGGCGATATAATCGAATTAGATATGGAAATTATAGAAGATGTTAAATTCTATATTAATATTCGGTACTCCGTGGAAGTATCTACCATTTACGGGGTTTGCTTCAAATGCCAGTCACTTACAAATATACATGGTTTACATATTGGAGTAGATAAAGGGGTTATATCATTCTCAAATACTGCTAAGGACGGGCGAGCTTTCATTACACGTAGAATAAATATTATCGGCAATATCTACGAAAATCCTGAATTAATAAAAAATGGAGAATAAAAATGGATGAACCATTTGAAAAAGTATTATTTGAAAGATTACGCATACTGATGATAAACCCTATACTTGACGAATTGTTTGGTATTAAGGTTAGGGATACAGCAAAAACTGATTGTACAAAGCGTTTACAATTAAGGTGTAATAAGTTTCTTTTCTCAGTTGAAGAGAAATTGGATATATACAGTACAAATTTTACGTATGTGTACGAATCTAACCCTTTTGATCAAGACCAACAGATTGATTGCCCAGCGGCGTATCTTTTCGTAACTGATGTTTTAATATTTTTAAAAGATTATCATAATGTTAAAAACGCTTGTAAAAGCGATATTGATACTACGCATTCGTTAAGTCCTGAAAAACTGGAAGAGACGCCAATATTTACAGATACTAAAAGTAATCGGGTTAATGAAGAAGAGAACTTAATTAAGCTTTGGGGCTTGATTACTGATAACGCTACCACAGTCTCCACGACCATTACAATAACTAAAGCTGATGGGCAACTAGAAGATTTTAAGTTAAGTAGTGACGTTAACCATTTGGTACTTAGTGAAATCTGTGTAATTGCATCAAAGCGCTACAGCAATAGGGATGAAAAGCATGATGGTGTAGCCTGCTCTACAGATGAACTTGAACCATTCTAAACATATGTGTCAAACTTACACTAAGCTAAAGTAATTAAACAAATTATCGAGGAATGAAGAATGAGTAATAAAAAGAATGTAGAGGAACAAAGGGAGTGGAACGATTTATGTATTCTGTTATCAGAAGTTGCAGAAGTCTCTCGGAGTGGGCCTGTAGTAGCGATAATATACAAAGGTAACTCACAGGCATATTCTAGGACGTTTGATGACGCCGAAGACGCAGAGCAGTTATATGACCATATAAAGAATGGTTTAACGGGAAATTGCTCTAGGCATTCTTGGCCAAAAGAAACGGCAGCGTATATAACTAAGAAATAAGATTCTAAACATTAATTTTAATTAAGTGTCAAACTTACACTATGGCTAGGTTTGACATTTTTTTCAATATGGGTATAGTACAAGTATGAGCAAAGTTGACAAATTTAAACATATTGATGCAGATCAAAAGCTAAATAAAAAGCAAGAATTATTCTGCGAATTCTATATAACTCACTTCAATGCTACAAGGGCTTGTAGGGAGGCTGGTTATGGTGAGGATAAGGAGGATTATGCGTTTTCTGTAATGGGTCATGAGAACCTAAGCAAACCTCACGTGAAGCGTCGTATCAACGAGTTATGTAAGGCAACTGCCCTTTCTAGTGATGAATTAAAGCAACTAATGCTATCGAGAATGTCAGGTACTAATACTGAGAAAATAATCACCATTACTGAAACAAAAGATGCAAACGGAAAGATAATTAACATATCTGAAAGAATTACTAAACAAGATAAAGAAACTCCCTCATCACGTAACAAACTTATAGAAATGTATGGTAAAATGGGCGGGCACTTTGAGGTTGATAACATGCAGCAGCAAACTAGCGTTACTGTAAATAACCTTGACATTACTAAATTATCTGATAGTGCCTTACAAGAAATCTTAGCTGCTCAGAATACTGATACAGACTTGGGGGAAAGTTAATTATGTCACAACCAATAGAGCCTACCACTACTTTATCCTTTGAAGAATTTAACAGGTTCTTAGAGGATGTAAGTACTAATGAGAATGTAAGAGCGCCTAGGCAGGAAGTCACTAGAGCGCATGAACTATCAAACCTTTTTATGAAGCAGCTTAATAATGATTAATATTAAAATTAAAGACCCAAAACTACCTGTGTCGCTATTAGACTCTAAAGGCAATTTTATTAAATTCCTATATCTAGTATTAGAGGAAAACCAGTTAATGAAAGCATCAATACAGATACTGATACAGAAGGGGAAGTAAATGATTAAATCTAGTTTTTTTGAATGCAACGGTACCATAATAAATATAGAAAGAATAATCACTATAAAAGATTGCGGTGATAAAAATGTTATTAATGTAAATGTCCTTACGTCTGGTTGGATAAATTTAGAATTACCAAAAGAAGAATACGAAAAACTAAAGAAGATACTTACTGTTGATTAAATACCTCATACTGTTAATTACTCTTAGTACGTGCGTTACTGCTCGTTTGGGTGAGACTAAGAGCGAATGTATAAAGAGGTATGGAAAGCCTGTTAATACCTTACAGAATGGGAAATTATTAGTGTTTAAGGTTAGAGGCTGGTACATTTCTACACAGTTCCTTAAAACTACTTGCGATTCAATTGTATATATCTTACCTAAAAACAGTACCTTCTCATTCCGCGCAATAGTTGACGCACTTAAAAAGAATACAAGCATTCCTATATATGAATTTAATTATTTCAAATCTAATGCGTGGGTATCTAAGAATGGTGAAATACTATTACAGTGTACTCGTAGTAAAACTGGAAGTAAGAGTATACTTATAGCTAAGGTAAAAAAATAAACTGTGAAATTATATGACCTTACCGCAAATAGATATACGCGCTGTAAATATTGAGCTTGCGAGGCGTAACTTTTGGCATTTTCTAAAGCTACAGAACCCTGATTTCTTCAATGAAAAAGTTCCACACTTAGCAGAATTAGCACAAATATTACAAGACTTCGTAGAAGGCAAATTACTTACTGAAATTGGCACGCCTGCAAGAATACTAATCATTAACGAACCTCCCCGCGTAGGTAAATCCTACACTCTCACCAACTTCTGTGCATGGATATTAGGCCGCACTAGAGTTGATCCCAATTGCTGGCAGATTGGCAAGAAAGCTCAGGTGATAACAGTTTCTTATAATGATGATTTAGCTACTAAGTTTTCTAGGTACTGCCGTGACGCTGTTACTAGAACTAAAAGTAATCCAGAAGACATTGTATTTACTGACATATTTGAGGGCTTAGATATTAAGAAAGGCAATGCAGCTGCTAAGGATTGGGCGTTGAATGATGATTTCGCCAGTTACTTAGGAGCTGGTTTAAAGGGGCAGATTACAGGTTCTGGTTGCGGACTAGGCATTATCGATGATCCTATCAAGTCAGCTAGTGAAGCGTACAACGCCAATACATTAGCATATATATGGGACTTCTATAAGAACACTTTTGTATCACGCTTAGAAAGGGGAGGATTGCAGATAATTAATCATACTCGTTGGCGTAATGAAGATTTAGCCGGAATGATTGAGCAGGAACTACCAGAATATACATATACCTACAAACGCCAAATAGTAGAGAATGCTATATATGGTACAGATGAAAGAGGTAATGAAATTATCGTAGGTGGTGATTTACTTTGCGAATCCATAGTTGATTGGGAAGATTTCAACATGAAACAAAAGACTATGGATAGGGCAACATTTAGAGCTAACTTTTTTCAGGAAACAGTAGATGAAGAAGGCCGGATGTATAGAAGCATCTTAACCTATACGCCTGATGACTTAGCAAAGCTTAGGCAGAAAACAGGTGATGAGTACGTAGGGGATTTAATGGGACGTATATGCGCGTACATAGATACCGCCGATACTGGCGCAGACTTCTTAAACTGTATCGTATTCTTAGAATATGAAGATTTTGCTTATATCCTCGATGTATTGTACACTGACGCAGGCATGGAGATAACCGAGGGGGAAGTAGCGGCAATGCTAGATAGAAACGATGTAGCATACTGTAGGATAGAGAGTAACAGCGGTGGGCGTGGGTTTGCTAGATCAGTGGAAAGAATACTCAAAGCAGACTATAATAATATAAGTTGTAAAATTGACCCTTTTCATCAAAGTAAAAACAAGTTATCGAGAATATTAACCGCTAGCGCATGGGTACAGACAAATATATTCTTTCCTTATAACTGGTCTAATAGGTGGGGTAGGTTCTTTGATGCATTAACGACATATATGAAGATACCGTCAACAGGGCAGCATGACGATGCACCTGACACAATCACCGGAGTAGCAGAGCACTTCAAAAAGCCTAAACAAGAAATAAGCTTTAATGCTTTTAGAAAGAGAAAGAGATAAAACTATGGCTAATAATATATCTGAGATAACTACAAAGCACGCAGAATATCAAAAATTCTCACCATGTTGGGAACAACTAAGAGACGTAATTGCAGGTGATAAGGCGGTTAAAGATAAGGGCGCGCAATACTTACCTCCTATCAATCCTGATGATACAAAGAGTGATGTAGCATACACAACATATCTGCAAGGTGCAGACTTTTATAATGCTACTGGGCTCACTAGGGATACTTTCAGCGGTCTCATCTTCCGTAAAAATCCTATAATTGACCCATCCATTCCAGAAGAAATGAGGTTAAACATAGATGCAGAAGGAACGCCAATAGATGCATTCCTCGAAGAAACTGTAGACGAAGTCATTGACGTTGGTAGAGTCGTACTAGTTGGTGATTTGCCAATGTTTGACGGTATCGATTTAACTATAAGCGAACGTTCAGCCCTTGGCAGTAGGGTGCAACCTTATATAAAAATGTATGTAACTGAAAGCTTTATCAACTGGAAATATAAGATAGTTAACGGTGTTAGAGTCCTAGTCTTAGCCGTATTCCTAGAGAAAAAAGACGTAGCAACGTCGATATTTACTCACGAAACTGAAAATCAATACAGAGTATTTAGGATCGTTCAAGAGGATGCTATAACTAATTTGGGCACTATCAAAACAGGCGATTACATACAGGAAGTTTATGACGAAAATGGGAAAATAATAAGCCAGATTACCCCAAAAATCAATGGGCAAACTCTTAGTGAATTACCAGTACAGGTCATAAATTCCGATAGTTTAACAGCTGATGTAAGCAAGCCGCCATTACTTGATTTGAGTAATACAAACCTTTCACACTATAGAAATAGTGCAGATTTGGGAGCCTGTTTACGCATGTTTGGGCGTATTACTCCAGTGTTTGGCGTACCTGAAAACCAGTGGGATACCTTCCATGATAGGCCGTTGTTATATGGTTCAACTAACAGTATTTCACTACCGATGAACAAAGAAAGTGGCACACCCCTTTATGGATTCTTAGAACCTAAGAGTGATTTTACATCAGTTATTAGCCAATCTACAAGGCTTGAAGAACGCATGTCAGCACAGGGTGCGAGGATGTTAGCACCTCAAAAACGTGGGGTAGAAGCTGCGGAGACTGTAAGGTTGGACATGATTGGCGAAACCTCCATAGTCCAAGGGATTGCGACCAGTGTTTCCAATGGTATTAATAGTATTCTAAAGGTGCTTTTAGGCAGTGAAATAGACATACAATTAAACACCGATTTACTAGGAAAGGCTATAGATGCACAGCTAATATTAGCACTTTTACAGACCCTACAAGCGGGTAAAATAACCGAACAACAGTTCATGGATTCACTACAAAAGGGTGAGGCTGTAGCGCCAATTGAAGACGTCAAAAACGTTGAAATATCGGACGAAGAACCGGAAATTATAGAGCCTCAAAATACAGGCAATGCTGAAATAGTACAAATTGAAGAAAATGATGTGTCGTAAAAAGCGACAGAAAGTGATAGGTTGGAGTGACAGTAGTTTATGACGTATGTAACACATATGCGAGTTTATAAGTCGTTGTGGCTCAAGGCCGTGCAAAAAGGTGTGAAAAAACGGGGTAAATCCCACCCTTTTTTTTTCGGCCTTGCTCAAATCGGTTTCCCATTCTCGCATAAAAGTGTGAAAAAACGTATCAAATCCCACCCTTTTTCTAACTATATAGTAATAATATATATTATAGGGACGTCTTAAAAATAATTTTAATCAATGGTTGATTGAATAACACAAAAAAATAAAAAAGGAAATTCGAATGTTTGAAACTTTGAATAGATTAATGAACGTTGCAGATGGTGAAGGTTCTCAGGACTCAATGACTGTGGATTCTGCAACACAAAAATTAATTGATGCAGCCGTCTCGAAAGCTGTTGCAAATAATACAACGACTTTGACTCAACAACTGAATGAAAAACACGCCTCGGATACTCAAGGTTTGGTGAACAATAAAACAAACCTGTTGGAGGAAAAAAAGAAGCTCCAGTTGCGACTTGAAGAAATTGACCAATCGAAAATGATTAGCGATGGCGATATCGAAGGAATAACTTTGAAAGCTCAAGCAAATGCCAAAAATGATTGGGAACCAAAAAACACAGAATTGAAAAACCAACTTGACACGGCAAATTCTCAGCTGTATCGTATGACCAGTGACGCTACTTTGGAAGCAGCAGCCACGAAACTAAACATCAAGCCAGCATTTAAGCCAGCTTGGAAAGCCTTGATTGAATCAGAGCAAAAAATCGAAATTAGCGAGGATAGAAAAACAATGACAATATCGGGAAAACCATCAGCTGACTTTTTCGCTGACTGGCTAAAATCTGATAACGCCAATGATTTCATTCTATCCCCAGACTCATCCGGCGGCGGTGCTAACGGAAACGGAAGCCAAACAACATCCTTTACGCCTTCTGGCGGTGTTGATGGCATAGCAGCCGCAAGAGCTAGAGCAAATAATAAATAAGGTTTTTAATCATGGCAGTAACCCTTTTCGAAGCTGCGAAACTATTGGGCGTTGACCCTCTTTCGCAAGCTGTACAAATGACCATTGCTCAGAGTAGCATGATCCTTCAATACCTACCCTTCGTTTTACGTGGGACAGGTGACACTATGCAATTTGACGAACACTTTTCAAAAGAAGCAGCCGAAGCCAATTTTCGTGGTTTGAATGCTTCATTTGTTGAAGGTTTGACAGATCAAGATAAAATGCAATTCGCACTTGCCTTACTCGGTGATAAAGCGATTGTCGATGTATTTATGCCTAACCGTGATGCGGTTATGAATCGCGAAGTCAATGAAAAGTCTTTTGGTATCGCTGCTAAATTTAACCTTGAGTTTATCAAGGGTGATAGAGCAGTTGACCCTAATGGTTTTAACGGCCTCGAAGTCATTATGGAAAAACAAGTAGGTGGTTCACAAACACTTATTACAAACACGGGTGGTTCTTTTACTGCTGGTTGTGATGCATTAGCACTTGATATCCTCGATGAAGCCATCGACGCTGTAAGAAATCCTACAGCTATCTTTGCAAACGCTAATCTTATTCGTCAATTTAGCGCCGCAGGTCGTGATAGTGCCGTTTCTGGCTTCGTTACTCACGAACGTAATACTTTCGGTAATCGTGTAACATTCTATAATGATTTGCCATTGTTACCTCTTAAAGGTGCTTTCAATCGTGATGATATCTTACCATATGATGAACCTGCCGAAGATGACGCCGCAGCTTCTACAACCTCGTTGTATATCGCTCGTTTAGGCGAAGATGGTTTATATGGTGCTCAAAAATCTAACGTTAACGCTGTTGACTTCGGTCGCGTATCTGGTGAAAGTTTCCATCAGACTACTATCGAATGGGCTCCAGCTGTCGGACTTGCCCACCCTTTAGCGTGTGCTAGAGTTAGAAATATACTTAACGCGGCTATTAAAGCCACATCCGTTTAATAGGGAGCAATTACTATGAGTTTTGTAGGATTACCAACCAGAGCAGCTACACATGATGTATTGCTCGACCTCGTAACAGCGCAAACCGTTGTTACTACCAATGTTCAAATTGGCAGTATTCTTGATTTGAAAGCGCTACAAGGCGGTTACGGACATGCTTCATTGAATGTCGTTGTTTCAGCTTTTGACGTTGCCGATGGTGACGAAACAGTTGACCTTTTTCTTCAAGGTTCTAACGATGCCGCTTTTACTGGTGGTGGTTACAATCTAGCAGTTATATCGCTTGCAGCAGCCGCAGCAGGTTTAAACGCTGCCAATGTTGTTACTGATCTGTATCAAGTGCCTGTACATAACCAAGGTGCTGATAAGTCTTACCGTTATGCAAGGCTCGTTTCTGCTGTTGGTGGTACTACTCCATCAATTACGATTGAAGCGGCTTACTTATCGGATAGATTAATTTAAGCTTTGCTACCCCCTTAATTGGGGGTATATTAAATCATCTTAATAAAAATGTGAAGAATATGCTTAATTTAAGTAAATTTATCGAAATAAGAGACGAAGATAACAAACCGGAAAAAACTGGACGCGGGGAACCTCGAACCGTCGGTTTGAAAAATGCTTTTAGTCTACTATCTACAAAAAAATGGGAAATAGCTGAAACAGAAAGCATTCTTAACCCTACATCGGGAAAGCTGGAAGACGTTATAAAAGCTATTAAACCTATAAAATGTGAAGAAGTGGAAAAGAGTAAGTCTTCGGATGATGAAGCACCGCCACCACCGGACGAAGGTGACAGTTTGTTATCATAAAATAATCTCTTAGGACGGTATAAAAACCGTCCTTTTTTATTGGAGATTTTTTATCATGGGTAGAATACCACCCCGCAAGCCTTGTAAAAACAAAGGCGCTACTAGACCTTGTGAGATCACTCAAGGCGTATTACTAAACACTATCTTAGGTTCTTCCGATGCCGATACAGGCGCGGAAGATTTTGAGTTTTCAGACCTAACGAATTTCCTTTTTTCTGATAATACTAATTTTGAATTTTCAAATTAAGGAGCTTTTATTATGGGCGATTTAAAAAGCCGTGGCGCGAAAACAAGTCCTGTTATCACTGATAATATGTACCTACAATCTCAAGAGGGTGGAGTTGCTGCCCCTGATGGGTATATTTCCCTCGACCAATTACAAAATATCGTAACCCCCTATGATGGAGTTGACACAGAAGCCAATATACTGGCTATGAGCGCGACAACCTTCTTAGGTCAATCTTGGTTCGCAACAGATACGAAGATTGTCTACAAAGCTATCACAAACATACTCACCGTTGACGCGTGGCAAAGTTTAACCGTTAAATATGGTAATACTACTGACACGTACGCATTAGGACCAACACAAGATGGCCAAATGCAGGATATCGGGCGTGAAATATTTTACATAGCTTGTAACACTGGCGTTTCAGGAGCTACCGCACTTAATCCGAAAGTTTTTCTATCCATTGGGACAACGGTAGGCAATGAACAGTTTCAAAACGTCCTTTTAGCTGCTGCAAATGATTTAAGCGAGGGTTCATTCTTCGGTTTAAATACTACTGATTTAGGGTCAGGTGTGAAGGGTAAACTTACAACTTATGGCGAACTTAAAGACATTAATACTTCTGCGTGGTTGGTTAATGATATTTTATATGTGGATACCGTCGCAGGTGATTTAACAAATGTACAACCCAGTATTAACGGTTTCGCAGTTGCTAGAGTTCTGAAAATGGATGCTACAACAGGTATAATTTTCGTTAATACCATCGCAACGAACCGAACAGACCCCGCAGAAATACCGATAGGTATTGATAGAATATATTTAACAGCTGATGAAGAAACTCCAGTTGCTACAACTTTTTTTGAAGCATTACGGGAAGATCGAGGTACGATTGCAGAAGCTACAGAGGTCATAGTTGTCCCTGACGATAGTACTGTTGGAGCTGCGCAAGATCATATTTCAATGGTATTAGTATCAGATACGACTAGCCGTGCAGGTTTGAAAAGAGCCTTTTTAGACTTCTCACAAAGCATAGGCAATGCACAGGAAAAAATACACTTAGAAATATATCACGCGGATGCAAACGGCGTACCTATTGACTCAGGAATACTAACAGAATCTATTACAGACTTTGCAGGTGTTCGGCCTGTGGTATTGATGTCTTCATCTTTGTTAGACACTCCAAGCGGTACAATATTTCATCAAGAATTAACAGGTTTACAATCCGAAGATTTTGCTTTCCCATCAGGGGATAGGCTATTAATGCATGTTAGATGTGAAAAAATCGGTGTTGCTGGCGCAGATAAAGTATTTACTATTTACTTTGGTACTGATCACAGTTCATATATTGAAGCAGTCCAGCAAATTGGTTCAAGCCTACAATCTGCTTATGAAATTGACCCCGATATTGTTACAACTGCGGTTATTGGCCCTGTCACTATGACACGCGGGTCAGCAGCGGACACGGATAATGTATTTGGGATAAAGAACGGTGCAGGTACTGAGACAGTAGCTATAACTGGTAATGGTAAAATACATAGTGAGTTGACAGAACTAGTTCTTGAACAGACAGGTGATTTAAATGGCGACATGAAATTATCCTTACAGAATCGCGACGATTACGCAGGTATATTGCTTGAGTCAAGCACCATTGATTTTTTAGGAACTAAGTATGTTCCTAATACGGGATATGCGTCGTCGTGGGTTTATGAACATAGAGCCAGTTTCATTATGGGCTCAGATAACACTGTTGGAGAGTTTCAGTTTCTCGATGATGTTGATGGTTTTGTCGATGTAGTTTTTTCGACGGGCATAGGTGGAACAATAGTAAATTATAGTGATTTGACCGTAGTTGATGGTGACATATTCTTACTAAAGGGTGACCTAATACAAAAGCCATCTACAAGTATAACGCCAGTTGTTAACGGTGAGTTGGTATTTGAAGCAACTAGCAATACTTCACTAACAATTAAACACAAAGGTACGGACGGAACCGTTCGTTCTGTAGTGCTAACATTAACTTAACTTAAGGAAAAAATATAATGAGTATGACATATAGTAAGCATTCAATAACATTTGTCGCAGGTGTGGCAAGTGAGATCGTAATTTCGTGTAGCATGGCAGGAACTAGAACAGCTCACCAAGTAACGTTTTTTTTAGATGAAGTTGCAGACCTTGCGCCAGTGTCATCTGGCGCAAGCAAAACACACGTTACAGAAGCAAAAAGCTACGCGGACGGTCTAGGGAGTTTAATTAATTTAGATAAGTCAAACTATACACTGTATACGGATGATAAGAAGCGTGATATAGAAATCTATAAGTTTGTTTGAGAAGTGTTAAGAGAGGTAGTCATATTAATGGCTTAATTGTAATATAGATTAAAATAGCTATATTCACTTAACATCTAAAAAAATGTGAAGGAATATGCAAGATGTCTGATAATTCTAATAATGTTCCTGAATCAACCATGACCATAAAACAAGTAGCTTTATTAATCGTTGCCATACTCGGTATAGGCGGTGGTGCTCTGGGCGCTTTTAATGGTAATTCAGGTGCAGATAAACCAGATATTCATGTTAACAGGGCTGTAAACACGAATAGTACACACATTGGGACATTATTTAAAGCTAACGATGAATTAAAACGCAAGCTTGAATTAATGGAAAATAAACTAGATAAATACTTAAGTGCAACTCACAATATCGATAAAAGTGTTACTGTATTAAAAGCGCATGTAGAAGGAATCAAAAGACAAAATAGTATGATGATTCATTTAATGCAAGAATTAACCAAAAAGTAGGGCAATATGGCAGTAACTTTAATAGTACAAACTGATGGTGCGGCTGTAGCAGGTGCTAATACTTTTGTTGATGTAACTTTTGCAGATTTATATTTTAGTGATAGAGGCGTTACAGATTGGGACACGGTCGCAGAGAAAGAAACAGCTCTTTATAGGGCTGCTCAATACTTAGAAACCAATTACTGTTATAAAGGTCAACTTTATGACGAAGCTTTAGAGGTTCCCTTTTCTAGGAAAAATGTCTGTGATAATGAAGGGCGTAGTCTGGACGGTATTGTACCGGAACAGATTAAAGAAGCACAATGCGAATTAGCTTTGCAAGGTTCTAAAGGTCTTTTAACATATGATGCGGATGGAGTACCTAAAGCTTCTGTAACAGGTGCGGTAATAACAAAAGTAAAATTAGATGTATTGGAAGCTGAATTTACAGGTACAGCGCCGAATAGCGGAACCGCTACAAATGCCAATGTATTTGATTATGTTGATACGCTTATAGGTTTCTTAACATGTACCGCAAATAATCCGTTTAACGGTGTTAACGTAGCTAACTATTAAGGGGTAAATATGTCTAATACATTTGATGATATCGGCCCTGATTTAGTTAATTTGTTAATTAATAATTCTCCTTTAGGTCCAGTTACAGGACAATACACTTCTCAAGGGACTACAACATTTGCTCCCAGTACCCGAGAACCTATAAATACGCCCGATATCGTTGAAGTTATTAACACTACCCCGCTTTTATCCTATAAAAAAGGGGAAATCGATGGTAAATTAATTTTACAAGGTGATACAAAAATAATAATTGATCATCAAATATTAGTAGATTTTAACGGTGCTGGGCCAATTGTACCTAAAGAAGGCGATTCATATTTGAAAGATGGAAGAGATTTTAGAGTACAGAACGCAAATCCAACTTACGGCGGCGATACAATTTTATTTTGGATATGCCAATTGCGCCAAGGGATTGCAACATAATGCCTAGTAATATTAAACAATTGCGAAAAGACTTAGAGAAAGAACTACTCGCTGAATCAGGCGCACAGACTGCACAGAAAGACGCAGCTAACAAACTTATTGATGTTATGGCTAAAGCTACCCCAATAATTACAGGGGAATTAAACGGCGGCTGGACGGCTACAATTAATGCGCCTGCCAGCAGTAGCAGCGGAATTAATAAAACCCGTATGGCTACCATACAAAACAGAGCAGTTACCACAAGCTTAAGCGGAAAAACTGATTTTTTCTTTACAAATAACATTGATTACTCAATTATGGTAAACAATAGACATCGATTTGTAGAGTTGTCAGTTTTGGAAGTTGTTCAATTTATGGCCGCTAAAGGTGTAAAGATAACTGTAGAAGGTAGATAGGTATGACAACAGATATTACAGATGAAATTTACCTGTTTTGGGTCAAGCAGTTTAAGGCAATTGGACAAGCTAACAATATCGCGGTATCTTTACCTAACGAAGCATTTACTCCACCAGACAATAACGTTGCGTGGATAGAGCTTTTATTAAACTTCTCGCCTGATTCAACAAAGATTGCGCGAGGTACTTATGAAAAACTTGGAATAGCGTCGGCTGTGCTGCACTTTCCTATAGGTCAAGGGATGGTCCCTACAAATGCATTAGCCAAGATTGTGATTGATGCGTATCAAGATGCTGTTTATCTTGATGATATATTAAGAATAATTTCTGTAACTTCTTCCAGTGGAGCCAGAAATCAAAATAGTTTTGATACAATAGTTGATATCAATTTTAGATTTAAAACTTCGAATCTTGGCGAAATAACGTCGAGTTAAAAAAATAAATGAAGGACTCGAAAGATGGGCCAGTTAGAAATCGACTTATTAGGAACCAGCAAACAGGGACTAGGGTATATTTTAATAGTAGATGGTTTGCCACTACAATTACAGATAAATGACCCCGCTTCTATTGATACCACGCGTAATACTTTAGAAGCCACGCATACACTAACCACAGGTTTCAAAGCTTCAAAGCCTGAAGAACTTGCGGAAGAGTTGAACCAGACGTTATCTGTGTTTTTCTCTCCAGATACTCAATACGCTTTTGATATTTTAGAATCCACCTACGCCACGACTCCACGTGAAGTTTGGATAGTTTTCCCAGTTATACCAAAACTTGGTGGAGTTACACAAGCCGCAGCATATTGGTATTTATCAGCCGGTCAAGTTGCCAGTGGTAGTATTGCAATGCCATTAGGGGCTTACATGACTCAAGAGGTAATTGTTACTGGCGGAGATATATCACCTGCTTTCAAAATACAGCAGCCAGATACGAAAGCTGTTGGGATTGATAAAACCGATATTAAAACCGACGTAGTATTGACGGGTGATTTAATCGCCACGTTAGCACCTACCGCAGCAGGCACAACAAACGCGCCAATGATTTACGAGTTAACTGGTGCAGGTGTTGATAATGATAAAGTTAATATTGTCGGTAATCAAGTATTTGCTGCTATTGATATGACCATTACCTCCTCAGCTGGTGCTAATGCGACATATAATCTTACTATCACACAATGGACGCTATCGGGTTATGATGATCAAGACGCCGATCTAAGTGATATAGACGTAGCAGTTGTCTATACTGTAACAAGTTAAAACGCTGCGCCCTCATGGGAAGGAACTTAGCGGTGTTGGAATTACGCCGCTAAGTTTTTTTAATTAATAAAAGGACATATAATGTCAGATGTGAAGAATAAAAAGATTGTGAAGTTTGGTTCCAAAGATTTCAACGCTGCTATGAAAAAGCAGACTAAAGAAAACGATAAAATACTTGAACCTGTTGCCGTACCTATTGGCGATGTATATGTAAATCTGTACCCAAGCCTACCAACCTACGCAGGACGCGAAGAAATAAGTGTTTTACGTGGGTTTACTTTCGACCCTGTGACAAATGAGGCGAGCAAAGAACCGGATGAGAACGGTTTAGATTATTTAGTAGCTTCTATTATTGTTCTGGCGAAAGATGAAGAGGGTAAAAGAATATTTACCCCTGAAAATGCTACATTATTAGCATTGACCGAAGGTACGGAATGGATAGCATTTGCAGAAAAAATATATAAAGTTATGGGCGTTTCTATAGATAAAAAAGAAGGGGACGCCAGCGCACTCGCAAAAAAGCCCGATTAATATTTGAACCCGATTATACTTTTATATTCACTTTAGCACATGGACCATTTAAAGGTCATACTTTAGAATACATAAGAAATTTACCAGCTACAGAGATAGACGAGTGGAAAGAGGAATATAGTCGTTGTCCGTGGGGCCCTAGGGCTGATCAAATATTTAGGTCAAGCGTTTTACAATATTTACATTCTATCGTAACGGAGAAAAACGAGCCAATTGATAAATTTTCTCTAAATAAAACTGGTAGCATAAGAGATGATTTAATGATACAGTTAGGTATTGACACAGAGAACGACAAGACAATAAGAGAAAACTTTAAGACTGATAAAACCGCTGGTGCTGTCCAATCTGGATTTAAAAGAATGTTTGAGGGTTAAAAATGCCTACACTTAAAATAGAAATACCTAAACCAGATGCAAGAGGTTTTGCAACTTCGAGTAAGATTATCACGAAATCTTTAGCTGCTATGGAAGCGCAAATAAAAAAGACCGATGTAGCTGCTATTGCTTTAGCTAAAAGGCTTAAAACTCTACAAAAAAGTCGAGGTCAAGGCGGCCGTAGCTCTATCTCTAGAACTAGTTCTAGAGGTGGCGGTGGTGACTCTGTTGGTGGCGCGTCTGCTTTACGTGGTGTTGGTAGGCTTGTACCATCAATAGGTAGAATAGGTATAGCCGCAGGCGCGGCAGCTGGAGGAGTTGCATTACTAGGTATTGGTTTAACGGCTCTGGTCAAGATAGGTAAAGCTACAATTCCCGTTTTTATAGCGTTTGAAGATAGATTAGTAGATACTGGAAGAATATTAAATTTAAGAGGCCGTGAATTAGACGAGTTTGGGAAAACCTTCCAAGAACTTGCAGGCGTTATCCCAATCGCCACAAATCAATTATTAGCCTTCGCAGGTTTGGCGGCTCGGTTCGGTGTACAAGGTTCTAAAAGTATTGAAGCATTCACTTTAACCGCTGGTCAACTTAACCTAGTGCTGGGTACTTCTAACGAACAATTACAGCAATTGGCACAGATTGCCAATTTAACCAACTTCCCTATTGATGAGATAGGTAAATTTGGTAATGCTTTAGCTGTGTTAGATCAAAGTTTACCTACTACAGCAGGGCAAATATTAACAGTAGCGCAACGGATTTCACAAGCTACGCAGCAATTTAAATTCAGCGCACAGCAAGTACTAGCGTTTTCCTCAACCTTAGCAGCTGCGGGTTTACGTGGTGAATTAGTTGGTACAGCTATTGGTAAATTATCAAGGGGCATAGCTAAGTTAGAAGGTCAAGGTATTTCTGACTTATTAGCAGGTTTAGACGTTGATTCGAATGGATTACGTTTAACACGCGAAGAATTTGAAAGGTTAAGAGTCTTAGACCCCGCAGACCTTTTAAGACGTATAGCCACACAGAGTTTAAACACTTCTCAAACGTTAGCTACGTTAGGCGTTAATAATGATAGAGTTATACAAGCTTTTGATATATTGAACCAAAGAGCCGACGAACTAAATAAAAGTTTTAGAAGCGTTAATAAAGAATTTGAACGTACAACCACACTTGAGAGACAAGCAGCAGAAAGAACTCAAACATTGTCAAGTCAAATAAAAATACTTGGTAATAACTTTACTACTGCCTTAACTTCGGTTGGTAAGTTTGGTGTAGAACTTATAGGGCTCGATACCATCATAAAAGAGCTTAACGGTACTTTTGAGAAATTTAATATAGTACAGAACTCTATAAAAAACATTACTAATAGCTCTTTCGATGTATTCTCACGGCTTACAGGGAGTACAGAGACAGATGAAGTAACGCAAAGGTTTAAAGACCGTGAGCGGCTTGAAAATGCAGCAGTACAGAGAGGAATACAATTACAGAAAGTAAATGTAAGAGAGCGTAAGAGATTAGAAGACGCAATATTTAGAGACAGTATTCAAAATTTATCTGAACTCGATAGAAATATTGAGGAAATAAATAGAAAGCGTCAAGATGAATTGGCTAATATTAGATTATTAACTACAGAAGAAGAGAAAAGACTTCAAGCTATTATCGCCAGAGCTAAAGCGAATAAAGATGATAACGTCGCTTTACAGAGAGCTAACCAAATCGCTAAGATACAAAAAGATGCTGCCGATATTGTTAGGTTAATCAATGCTAGAGCCCGTGTAGATGCCGAATCTGCGCTAGAACGCCAACGACCAACAGCTGTACCAACTATTGAAACTATTACAGATGAAACTCAAGCTTTAACAGTTACTAATAGAATTGCCCAAGGTGGCGAAGCTGATGAACTTATTCAAAAAGAAAATCAAAGAATACTTTTAGAAATAAACAGAAATATATCTCGCGGTAATACATTGACCCGTCAACAACTAGACGCTGAAAGAAATGAAACTACTTTTGAATATGTACCGAACTAAAGGAAATTTATAATGGCTGTTATCGGCGTACAGAGAATAAGAGAATTCGAATATGATAAAATATCTTTAGTAGGTAGAGAAGGCTTTAACGTTTATTTTGATGACCTTGGCGATAATTATACATCTACTAAAGCTTTGCAAGCCTCATCAGCCGTAGACCCTAACACAGCTTTAGCTATTCCGCAGAAAGGGCAAGAAATGTTTACAGGTTCGGGTATTACCGTTACTGGGATATCTGTAGGACCGTTTCAAGGTCAAAATGCTTGGTGGCGTGTTGATGTCACTTACAGCGTTGACAGTTCCGAGGCTTTACCAACTGCTACATTCTCACAAGAACCGTGGCTAGAACCTACACAATACTTTTACACCAGTACAAATACGCGCGAACCTGTTACAGTTGACGAAGAAGGGCGCGCAGTAGTTCCTAGTAGTGGCGGTACTTTCCAGAAACCACCAGAACGAGATAAAGCTGTAGAAGTTATAACGATAAAGAAAAGAGAACCTAGAGGTGGTTTTGATCCTTCCGTACGCTACGGATATTTAAACGCCCTTAATGATAGTGCGGAGTTTATAGAAGGTAATGTTTACACTAAAGAAACTTTACTATTGCGCAAATGGGACGCATCGCCAAGAACTGCTAAAATAACTAGCGCAAACGGTACGATATCAACAGAATTTTACTGGGATGTTACAATAGTTATTCATGTAAACCGCGATGGCTGGAAGACTCGAATACTTGACCGTGATATATTTTGGGCAGATAAAGCAAATAATAAAAAATTAGCCGCAGGTGTCAGAGGTTCTAGAACTTTACAGCCTGTACCGTTAAACGGTTTAGGTCAAAGAATTTTCGACGCAAACGGTGGTATCCTAAATGAACCTACTACTGGAACGAATACAGATTTACACGCAGGTTTACCACCTTTAGAGTTTGAGAAACTTTCAAACGATAGAGGCGTTAATTTATTGTATACTTTCCGTAAAGCATTACCTTATAGTAAATTAGGTATTTAAAAATGACTGTAAATCTTTCAGATGCGGCAGCGCAAGCAATGGGCGAAACTTTTGATATAGTTTTACGCCCTGATGATACCGCAGGAAATGAAGACCAATTAAGTTTTTTACCGCCTGATATATGGGTAGAACTTACCGAAGAGGTAGAAGTTGCCGCGGTTTTTGTAGGTTATAAAGGCGTTGAGGTTAGAATAAATAATGTTACTGGTGATTTTGAACAAGTCGCATCTGAAAACGGCCCTCTTATATACGATTTTGACACGTCCGATGAAGACGACATATTTAAGATACTGATAAAAGAAGCTAAAAATACAGCGGGTTTAGTTGGTGATTTTGTAAAGATTCAAGAAGGTATCGACGATGCAGACGTAACTTATATGGTTTTCACTGCTGGCGGTGGTGCTGCGGCTGCGGGCACTATCGTTACGTTAACCATTACCGGAAAAGTCAATACGACTGAGTATACTGCGCTATTAACTACGGAATTTGGTGGCGCTACAACAGGAAGCCCAGTAACCGCACGTCCTTTAAAATTAACCAGCGGTGATTTACCAATTGGTGGTATACAGTCTCATTTCTTTGCACAATTAAGACTTGATGGTTCCTACTCCCTTGATCCTGCGAGTTTCTTATAATGGCTATAACATCTTGGACAGATAGAAACATGGATTTCAATAATGTCCAAGGGATTTACGCCCCTATAGGACTTGAAGCAATTACAAACGCCTTAAACGAAAGAAGTGAAAACACTAATAATACTTTAATTTCTTACGTTGAAGGCGACCTTATGAGTGTGACTTTAAAAAATGATATACGTGCTAAAATACTAGCCTCTATCCCTGTCTGGCTTAACCAAGAAAACGCCACAGCTGGAGAGTTCATTGGTTTTGATAGTTCTAATAAACCACCAAGGTGGACTACTGCGAGTATGTTAACCTCTCTCGGTGATGTAGCTTTTTATGATGACAACTTGATATCTGCTAGAATGATGGAGCAATGGTATCAAATAATAAACCGTTTAGTTTGGCGCGATGATACTGGCGGTAATTTTACAGTAAAAGAATCTCGTTCAGGACAAGGAGCAACAGAAACAACTATTGCAGCAGCAAGGACATCTATGGAAGACGCTTTTAACGCCGCGTCATGGTCCGGCCCTGTGGGCTTCTCTGTTCGTGCAGTAATGCAGTCACAACTTTATGATTTTGGTACACCTGAATTTAGATTTAGAGGTTTGAAAGCTAGGAAAAAACCTAGATTTAGTAATTTTTTAACAACTTTACCGATAACAATAGACGCTTACATTGACCCAAGCGCACCAGCTGGTGGAACTTTTGACGATAACGGTGACGATGTATTAGAAGGCTTTTTTCATAGGTATGATACAGAATTAAATATTACTGATGGAGAATTAACCAATTATTCACCGTTTACAGATAATCCACCTGTTTTTCTTGTTGGTGATGTTGACGAGGGCTGGATTAATGACGGTGGAACTTTATTAGTAGCTAAATATGATGAACCTAACGGATTTAATTTTACATTTTAAGTAATAATATTATAATATGATAAAAAGGATTTCAATATATGGCTGGTATTATAGCAAATTATACTACAGATATAGAGTTAATTAATAATTCTGAACAACCTATATTTCCAAAAACTACTAATCAAATAACTAACAGCCGTACAGTTGAATTAATAGCGAATAAACCATTTGACGTTTCTATAAAATTGCTAAATAATGGTGATCCCGTAACAACCGTTACAGTCTTTAGAGTACTAGCCAAAGCCTTTGGTGATAATACTACCTCACCTATATTATTAGCCGATACAGGCGACAATAATTTAACTGGATCGGCAACAGGCGATTATATTGCCCATATTCTAAAAGATAAGTTAGATGAAACACTTGCAACTTCTTTCGATTCTGTACCGGATGGCTCAATTGCTATATATTTTGAATTTGGTGATGGCGTAGATACTGTACAGGTTTTTGACAGAATTAACGTTTTCGATGAAAACTTTGATGGTACAGGTAACACTATACCGGTAAACAACGATACTTTAAGATTGTCAACAGGTGGTACAGTTAAAGGTAACTTTGGTTTAGGTACGGGCGCTGTAGTTCCTGCTGTATCCCTATCTGACACTGTTTCCACTACTAAAGGTGTCTTACCATATCCAGCAATGACAGAAGTACAAAGAGACGCTATTACGCCAGTGTTAAGGCTAACAGTCTTTAATACTGATAGTAACCAACCGGAAATGTGGGATGGATCAAGTTGGGTTAGTTTGGTAACGGCTGGAAGTTCTGCAACAGGCCGGATTGATCTTTCAGCGGGTGGTGATCCCTTAGAAGTGGACTGGGCATTAGGTGATACATTTTTTAAGAGTATTGCGGTTAATGAAACATTTACTTTTATTAATATTGTTCAAGGGCAAACTATTTATTTAGATATTACCGGAAGTGCTGGTGCTGTTCTTACCTTGCCAGCTACTACAATAGCGATGTATGGTACTCCATGGGTGACAGATGTAAGAAACTTTATAGAAATTAAAGCGGTTAACGGTGCTACTGAACAGACTACAGTAGTAAGAAACGCTTAATAAATTTGGTTGGTGTAGGTTTTTGAATTCTTCACAGTTTTTTTCCTACACCAACCATTTACCTTACAACCAAGGTAAAATGTCATTTCCTAAAACGTCTAAACCTATTCTACACACTTTTCCATTGGCAAATAAACTTTCCAAAGTGTTAAAACTACAATAAGAACAGTATTTATAATTTACGTAGTAATTTAAAGCTAATGGGTCATCTAGTATCATACACTCAATACTAACCCTAGTTTCCTCAATTTGCACATTCTGTATATAAGCCCTTATATAACCAGTGGTTAATACTATATCATTGTTTTTCAAAAGCTCAACGAATTCTAAAGTGCTAGGCGTATCAACATCAAAAAAGAATAATAATTTATTATATACGATTTCTTCCAATGATGGTGTTTCTATGTTAAATTCTTCGCGTATAATAAGTATTTTATGAGATTCTGCACTAACTTCTTTAAATTTTATAATCCCGTATTCCCGTAAAGATGTCATTTTTATTGGTCCCTTAGCACGTGCATCATACATAAAGCGTCCGCAGTATAATAAGTTACTTTACCTTTTTTCTCTACAATCTCACATTTATTAAATTCTAGTTTTGGGATACTTGCAGGAAATAGTTTTTTAGCGAAGTCACATAAAGCTGTTTTACGGTCGTTATAATCGAATGGTAGTCTAAACCCTATCTTTTTCTGCCAAGCTTTAGGCCGTTCTGTTACGTATGGTACACCAGACATATAGCAAGCAGTTCGCCAACATGTAAAGTTTTCACTAAGAACAAACGCGTCTTTTGACCTATCTTTTTCGCCAAATGATTGTTGATGCTCAATATGAACCATAGAAACATTGTTCTTTAATTCATGATTAATTATATAAGTTAGCAAATCGCAAATTAATGTTAAATTCTTTTTGGGACATCTAGCGACTTTTACAGTATGATCATCTTTCACGTATGCAACACCACCGTCAACACCGCAATCAATGTAAATAGAATTTTTATTATACAGCATAATTTTCCTTTTGTTTATTTGCTCTACGTAATAATATAAGGTCTGCAAGATAAAATTCAAACAAGAAAAAACCCGCTACAGTTTTCGGTAGGATTTGTTGTAGAGCAAATGTAACAAAAGGTCGTAGCGGGTAAGATTAATATTATAGGTTGTTTAGTATTTATCAACCGTTAACATAAACATTTAACCATATTTGAGGGACGGTAACACCATTACCAGATTGTATAAATGTTGAACCGTCAAAGCGTACTTTATGTGTAGTTACCTGCACACCTGAAACAGAAGATGTAGCAATAACCGCAGCAGTTGAAAGGCTGTAATATACGTGTAGGCTTGAACCAATCGCATCACCACCAAAAGACATATTAGTACCTGAGCGAACTATATTAGTTCCGTCTATATTTCCCGATTCGCCAGTATTGTGTTTGCTGGCTGCTTCAACTTGAGAAATTATAAATTCTAATTGAAGTTTACCAGAAACTATATCATCATTTGAAATACTGCGTATAGTTCTACCTTCTTCATCTGGCACAGCTAAATCGACTTCATAAGGCGTTGCAGCTGTTAGTACTGCCCAATTTGCAACAGATTTAGAGTATGCAAGAATTGAGGAACTACTTAGAGCAACAGAATCATGTACCCAATTAGTATTTATCTTCTTACCCCAAGTGTTTTCTAGGGGATTTTTGTGTAATGTCATAGCCATTTGCTAATCTCCACTATTTTTATATTTAATACAACTTCAATATATATTAAGTTATTAATTATTCACCTATCAGTTACCAAACCTTATTTTAAGTTCTTCGTATTTCGCGAGGCTTGATTCTTCTTCTGTTCTTTCATCTTCAATCTTAACCAACCTTTTCGCCTCTTTTTCTTGTTCCGCATCTTTTTTCATATCTTCAATAAGTGATTGTTCATTTAATAAATGTTTAATCTGGACAGTTGCGGAAATATCGATACCACCGCGACGATGTGACATTCCCATCGTTGTGAACCCTTCCAAACGTATAGCTTTAGAATCTATACGTACAATATCAAGATCAGTAATGTAATGTGAGTCATTATAATAGGTAGGGAAGCACATAACATGTTTTTTACACGCCTCTAAGATTGCTTCGTTTAGCCCTTCAAGTTCATAATTCAGTCTAACAGCACGTTTCAATTGTTTTTTTAAGTCCGTAATATTTGTGTCACCGATTAGCAACATGGCAACATCATGAAATACTGTACCAGTAGATTCTGAACATATGCCAGCTTCACGCATAAGGCACTTAGCGTCATACTTATCTTGTTCTAGCTTCCGTATATCCTCGTTCAGTGCATCTATCTTTTGTAAACGCTCTATATCTGTTTTATTCATTTTATAATTCTCCAAATATTAAAGATATACCGAAGCAAATACCAAATACTGCGGCACAAGTTATAATTAATTCTAACATCCGATTAGCTTACAATTTTCGCTACAGTAAACCTGTTGATGAGGGTTTAATGGGTTTCTGCACCGCGCACAATTCGACTCATTCATTGTAGGATATGGTTTTGATTGTTCGTATAGCCACCATTTTCCTAGTTTTAATAATTTTGGTTTTTCAGTAACGTCCCCGCGTACCAATTCCAATGTCACTAGAATTTGATGCATTGTATAGCCATTATGATAACCGACGAGATTCTTAAGTAATGCTTTAGTGATGTAGTCACGCCTAAACTCTATTGTTTCATCAGGTCCAAATCTTGTACCATTAAAAGCTCTCGTTATACCTTCATCGGTTGGTAATGTATAATATTTCATAATTTAATTCCAATCCAGCATAGCTTGACCTATGGGTTTAAACAAAAGTACATCATTTACTAATTCTACAGAAACGTAGCCTTTTGCAATAAATTTAAACATAGTTTCAGTTACTAGTTTCTCTGTGTATCCATCAACAGCCATAATATCTTTTATGCTTGCCGCTTCTAAATTACAATGAAAATGTATTTTTAACCTCGATACAATCTCCCAGTTAACAGGCATATGCGATATAAGTTTTATATATATTGTTAACTTCTTCGCATATTCATTGCGATCGGGGTGGCCCTCAGCAATCGAGGTTTTTAGGTATTCTATATCACGCTGCAACATGGTGTGCCTAGATATATACTCACCTTGCGGAATATTACTTATAAAGAAGAAGTCGTTTAAATGACTCATGATTTATCATCCCTCGTGCGGCCTATCCATCCTTTTTTAATAATTTCTAGTTTGTAATCAATAGGGAAGAATTCTGTTTGATGGTCAAGAACTTCACAAATTATTATATTCTTATCAATATCGAAAAATAAAGGTGTTTTCGCGGACTCAATAATAGATTGCATTGTTCCTACGTAAAGAACCCGTACATTATCAACGCTATAAATATTCCCTCTTACTAATTCATTCAATTTCAAGAATAATTTTGCACCTGTTATATTCATTTGACTTACCTTTTTTAATTTTTACAGTATTGAGAAGTCTATTTCCATTTCGGTAACGACTTCGTTTTTGATTTCAGTATTTTGAGTGGTTTGTTTAGTTGGTTGAAAGAAGTTTCTAAAAAGTAATGACGTTTCAACTCCGCGATAAGTTTCTAAAACCGCTCTAGATGCCTTGTAGCCAGCTTTTAAAGCACTTGATAGTAGTTTACTGTACTTGACAGCAGGATTATATAACTTACGAGCCCTAGCAATCCTATGAGCGTTTTTGAATAATTCGGATTTTGAAACGTTCTTTAGCATGTTATTTCCTTTTGTTTTATTTGCTCTACAACCTTAAAATAACACGTTAATCATAATATACAAACCATAATGTGAAACTTTAGCCGCGCGATATATATTTATAATTACATATTAGTAAGAAAAAGGGTGGGATTTGATACGTTTTTTCAGACTTTTATGCGAGATATAGCTACTATTATAAAAAGTAGGGGGGATTTGCTATGTTTTTTCACTAGGCATGCCGTAAGTCGTTATCAATCAACGAGGTGATATTATTGCAAATATTTAAAATCTATGCAAATTAATTGCAAAATTCTACGCAAGTATAAAGTAATTAACAACTTATAGATTTCACCTATTTTTAGCAATTTTTCAAAAGTCAACTGGTAGGCAACTTGCAATTCCTTCGGTTATCTGCTATTTTTAAAGCGTAGATCAAATCTAACATTAAAGGAAAATACTAAGTGAGTGACACAAAACTTCAAATACTCTTTGGTAAGCATATCAAAGGGCGATTATTAGATAATCATAAGAAAGACCAGAAAGCTACAGAGCTTTGTACTATAAAAGATTTCCTAGATAGTAATTCCCAGTTATATAAAAATACTTCCGAACCTTTTTTAATCCCTGCAACAAACATTGATAATAAATCTGGTAGGTTTTACACGCAAAGTATTTACACATCTGGGAAATTCAAATGTTCTGTTATGGGTTTCGATTTAGATTTAACTACTAAAGGATGGGGAAAAAAGAAACCTTTAGGATTCTTAAATACTCTTCTAAAAAAATGGAAGATATGCAGAAATGCCTCATTCATTGGTACGACTAAAGGAGGTATAAGGATATTTTTTGTATTGTCCGAGCCTTTAGAGCCTAACCAATGGCAATTTTTACATGATAAGATTGAACAAGATTTGTTTTTAACTTTCGGATTAATAACGATTAATAAGAAAGGTAAATTAAAACGTAAAGGTGTAGAGATAGCTAACACTAAGTTCCAAGTAGATAGAAGAACACCAGCCGTATTAATCCGCGCACCATACGGTTATAGGGATGAGGAGAAAGTTATTGATCAACCATACTTCGCGGAAATCTCCAGATTGAAAGATAACAATATAAATGTAAATGTCTTTGGAAATGTTTTTATTGAGAATTTGCCACAAGTTGGTAGCATTTACCCTAAAGGGTATGAGCGTTCTTCACTACCTTACAGCAATACGCCTGATTTATCTAAAGTTTCTTTACCTGAAAATATTTACCCGATTGTATTAGACCCCGAAGAAATCCCCGAAGCGGGAGGCCGTGACAATTGGATATACTCCACAATCGTTCATTCCCTGATTAATAGATATTTAACTAAGCTTACACCGCAACAGTATTTAAAAATGGTAGAGAATGCGGTAAATGATATTGATGGCGATGATAACGGCAAAGCATGGATACATACAGCTTGGAATAAAATAAGGTCTAATTACCCGAGGCGTTTAAATTCTTATAATTTAGATGCGTCTTTAAATGATATTGCCCAAGTGCAGAATGTTGGAAATGGTTTTACACTTTTTAGCGTTAAAGAATATGAACAGTGTATCAATACTAAAAACGTCTACAAGACTTCTAAGAAATTTGAAGATAAAATAAAAGATCAGATATTAAAACACAATAATGGCACATTACTTTTTAATAGTCCAGCAGGTGCGGGAAAGAGTGCAGCTGCGCATTATGCTATAAAAAATAGGGATGCTGTTCTATATGTAACTCCTAATAGAGCGCACATTACTAAAGTAATAAAAGATTTCCCAGATATTAACGTTGTTCATTCCTACGAGGTTTTAATTTCTGATGAGTGTAAAAATGTAAGAATATTGAAAAGTGAAAAGAAGATATTACGAGAGTATTATAAAGATTATACAAGTAAAATTGCCAAAACTTTAAATCTAATTCGTTGTTACCCATACACTAGGCTAGATAATGTTATGACTTTTTACGTTAATGGTAAAAATATCTTACAGCCATTTTCACGATATGTAACAACTGCGGAGAAAGCCAAGAACGGGGGAGATATTAGTAATATTTCTAAAGCTGTTAATAGAGTTGCTAGATATCAACGCAAATCGATTGATACGTGCATTAATGGAGTTACAACTGTATTAACCTTAGCGATGCTTAAAAAGCGCTCTAATCACTTTTTAGATTGTCCCGATGATATGTTAATTGTAATTGATGAATCCCAACCAGTAGATTTTGTTGAACCGATTCAGTTTAAAGAAAAATTAGAGAATATTGAAATTTGGGGTAATACCGATATTGATGTTAGTACTTACCAATATTTAGATGAAGTTGAAGAACAATTAAATTTCTTAGATTTCCTTAAAGACCGTCCCAGTGTATTAATCAACGCTGACAAGGGATTAAAAAACACTTTAGAAAATTACAAATTATATGATACTATTGAACTAGTTGGTGAAGATATGCCGCCAATTTTTGATCCTGATTTGCATTATATTTTATGTCCAGACTTAACCAGTGGTTATGTAAAAAATAGGGTTAAAGGTGACGCTATGGAGTATGATTGTAGAGTTGAGTTAACTAAAAACCTAGAAGCTGAAAAGATACGCCCAATAACTGACGGTAGAAACTTACAAGGTAATAGAATAAGCTTAGATAATATTAAGACTGCTACAGGCTCAAATGATTTTATAAACTCACATTGTTCGTCTACAGTGATGACCCCCTCCCCTAGTGAAATAAAATCGTTTGTTGCCTGTACTGGTTTATGTGTTGAAGCTGCTAAAAACCTTTTAGTACAGAATAAAATTAATCAAATGGTTTCAAGAAATACAGGCTGGCGGTGTTTTGATTCATGTAACGAGCGTACGAAAGCCGAAAAAATGACGGCTATAGGCAAACACAAGAACGCGCATTACTGTTTCATACCTATGCATTTTGGAAAATATACAGATTTAAACCTATGCGTAAGGACTTCAAACGTTTGGACCTGCAACAGTCCTGATTTACTAACCAAACGCACACCAGCGGTACAGGCGGGGTTATATCCTCGAAGTGTGGAAGTATTAACGCGTAAAATAATATCGAATATTGAACCGGACAGTTTCAAAACCTTAACAAGCATTTACAAACAGATAAAAGAAATTAATAAAAATGCTACAAGACTACAAGTAAAACACGCAATTGCAGAATTTAAACACAATATAAACTTTGCAGCCTTTGAGTATATGACAGAAAAAGAGATTAATGGCGAACGATTTAAAAGAATAGTATTTCGCCATCCAACTATTGAAGATGTTATAGGCGATATTTTAGACGGTGAAAAAACCTTTACCTTAGCGGAAGTTGTTAAAATTATAGGCACATTAACCAGAATAAAAATCCCTATTAAAATACTCAAAGCTGAAATTAAATTTCTTGCCCCTGACTATGGGTATACCTACCTAGAAAGAAGCCGTCAACAAATCCTTTCCCCCAAATATAAAAAACCTTCTTATTTCTAATAAGTTGTTTGCATAATATAGTTAATGTTATATATTAGCAATATGTAGAGCACACAACGAAAGGAAATTAAAATTTCCCCTCTTTGGCCCATGGTGAGCACCAAATAAAAAACGCCGCCATTTTTTTAATTTTTAAAGGGAAAAAAGATATGCCACATTATGAATTTGTCAGCGAGGACGTAGACAATTATACAGGGAGTCAGTTAGAAGTCGGGAATTTTTACACCAGTAAAGAGGAAGACG